TCGCCAATGTTCGAGTTCGCAACCACTATATACTAGCATATCACCTACTTCAAGCAAGACTTTTGTGCCTTTTGGAGCATTGGGCTTGTGTATGTTTTTATACTCATCTATGACATTGTTAGATCCTGTACCATCGATAAATATAGGCCATGGATCTCCACCTAAGTTTAAAGTAGTAGATATCTCACAAGAAGGTCTATCTTTGTGTCTTCGTAACTCATCACCTTTTTTATATGCTCTAGCATAAGAATAAGTAGGTATTAAATCTAAGCCTGTGTGATATTTCATTACAGGCAACATCTTAACTAATAATGTATCCATTACAAAATCACCATAACAAGAGAATGTATTTGGTATCTGTTGATCGGTCCATGTTCCAAGTATCGGGGACTGTGAGTGTAGATTATTTTTATACATAAATCTTGTTGCATCTCTTTTAAGCAAAAAATAATTAAGTATAAAATTAGCCATGTCATAAGATAGCGCCTTCTTAATTACTTGATATTTGTGATCTTTAAACATTAAAGCCTTTCTGTAAAAAATTAAATGATACTGATATTCTTATTTCATTACTTAAGTTTGGTTCAACACAATGCCAAAGCCACGCTGGAAATATAACTATTCTACCTTCTAACGGATCTACACGAACTTCTCTCCATAAATGTGAAGGTGGTTCTCCTTCTTTTCTTCTAGGCATAACCATATGTGCTGCAGATCTTGGTTCATTAAATATTATCTGTCCAGAGTTTTTAGGTGCTTTAATATAATATACACCACTAAAGTGACTGTTAGGATGTAAGTGTGGCCTGTTGTATCCACCTGGAGGATTTATATTAGCCCACATGTTTCCCATAAAAGGATCGCTTTCTAACCACTCTTCTTGAAATACTTCACTCTGCATTTTAAATAATTCATCAACTAAAGGTTTGAATACTGGTATTTCATGCATATTAGTTTGACTATGCCAGCCATTCATATTAGTTCGTTTAACTCCTTTGTCCTTATCAGCCCAGGCAAGAACTTCTTTTTCAAAAAGTCTATTATCTAGATTAACATCTTTAGCGTATATAATAGTTGGAAAGTATGCAGCTTTGATCATTATCTAAAAGGCGTGCCTCCAAACCACATGACTAAAGATTTTCTGTTACCACGTATAACTGGTTTAACTCTATGTCTTATAAATGATGCAAAAAATATTGCATGCCCTTGTTTTATTTTTGCAACTTTACCTTCAGTCATTAATTCTAAATCTCCACCTTCAAACTCTGATTCTGGAGATAGTAAACAAGTCATAGATATTTTTCTTACAGGCGGCTCATTTGCACAGTTAACATCATTATCGACATGCCAATCATAAAATCCACCTTCTGGGTATTCTGTGTATTGTGCCATTTCATTGATAGTCATTCCATCAAAACCAAAATGATTACCATTTGTTTGTTTCATAATTTTTTCTATGTCTTTATACATGTCAGCCATTTTTTTAAATGGTATCCAACTAATGTGTGAGGTTCTTGTTTTAGTATCATAGACTCCACCTTTATCACCGTTATCACTTCCAACTTGTGCATCCTTCCTAGGTTCTGTACGTCCTGCTTCAATTATCATTTGACATTGTTCGGGTGTAAAAATTGGTGTAGTTGTTTCGACTATGTAAGATTTCCAACGTGGTTCTGTTATCATGTTAATATCCGTATTCTACCCATCCCGTTATTATATATTTGTCATTCGACAGAGGAGGGTTACCTCTGTGTACGTGTGTAAATTGTGAAGGCCAAACTAACATAGTATTTTTTTCAGGTTTGAATCTACACTTTTGATATAAAAATTCTGTTTCTCCACCTTCGGCTACATCATTAAGATATATCATAAAAGCTAGTATTCTATTTCTTGCTTTCATTTCAGCATTTTCACAATGCCAAAAATGATAACCCTCACCAACTTTAGTTTTTTGTATTTTAACTTCAAGTATATTATGTGTAGCTAATTTTTTTAAATACGAATATTTTTGAACATACAAAGGATATACTTCTTTAAAAAACATATCTATAAAAGGTTTGTTGTTATAAGTCATTGCAACATTAGTGTCTCTTATAGTATCTATTGCATTATCAGATACTAACATCTCATCTTCTCTTCTTGGATATACAGCACCTTGTTGTTCACATTTATTAAAATAATTTACATAATTATTTATCAATTCGTTAGACATAAAATTTTTAAACACACCTATGTGATTGTCTATATAAAATTGCTTGTCCATTAGTTAGCCCCTCTATTTTTTATTGGATCAAAATGAACATCACAGTTTGCTGCAAGAGTTCGTCTTACTTCATCTGTTCCATTAAAAGGATATACACAATGTCTCATATCATATGGAAAGATATAAAAATCTCTAAGGTCCATTGGCGGTTGATAATCTATTTTAGCAAACTGACCATTAGCTGCACCTAATATTTGAAGTCTGCCATTTTGTTGTACATGTTCTGCTGAATATTCTTTACCATAAGTTGATGGTAGTTTTAAAATCATAACACTTGATAGCCCAGTAAACAACATACCTCTATGAATGTGTGCAGGGTTGTATTCATGTTGTTTCATTTCATTAACCCAAATAGAATTAAGGTGTAGATCATAATCCCTTATTTTATTAAATGCTAAATAATGTTTAAACGTTTCCATAAAATAATTTGTTACATCTCTTGGTAACATATTATGGTTTTTCATCTTTGTTTGATCTTTCCCATGATAAAATAAAGAATGTTCTTTTTCTATTTTACCGATTAACTGATCATTAGCAGGTGCAAGATTATGATAATTAGTTTCGTAAATATAATTAATGGAATTAAATATATCTAGTGGCACTTGATATTTTAAAACCGACTGACCTAAAAATATAAAATCAAATTTTAATGTGTCCATATCTTTCTCTAATACTTTTTGGTATTTTTTCTATGTAGGGGTTATATACTTTTCTAACAGGTCCATCAAATAGTTTATGCATATTATCACCAACTATTCTATCATCATAAGATAGACCGTTTATGTTTATCTGATCTAGATTATTAAATCGATGATTAAAATAAGGCTCACCTAAAAAATTATAAATTTTTTTAAACTCTTGTTCAGGATTAATAACTATATCATCATATCTTACATAGTGACAAATATTAGAATAATTATATGAATTTTTAATTGCTTTTAAATCTTTTACAATTGCGCCGTCTTTATTCATAAGCATTAATAATTTTTCTTCATCGTTTTTACAACCATACTTATTTGGAAACGCACTTGGATTTTCTGTATACCATTTTATATAACTTGCAAACACATCCATTAAATCTCTAAGTAAAACAATACATTTAAAACCAGGTTTAAAATGTTTTTGCATTAGTTCAAAGTTTCCAGGATTACCATTTGCCATTATAGGTCCACGATCTATAATTATTCGTTGAGGCCAATGTTTGTAATATAAATTAAATATGTTATCTGATATGTTATCTAAAGATTTATGGTCTGGATAATTTAAAAACGTATCTGTTTTTTTAAGTAAAAATAATTCTTTTAATATTCCTAATGTAATAGAATTAGCTGTCGCTGCTATTTCAGGATTTTGATTCATAATACTTGCAAACAAAGTATTTCCAGATCTAGGTAATGCTACAAGAAAAAATAACTTACGATTTTGGTTTCCCATGTTGTTCAATTTGTTCTTTCTCTTTATAGCTGCTTTCTAGTTCACCAGACTTTTTAATTCTCTGTAGTGATTGTAATTGTCCCATTACATTAAATATCTCTGCTTCACTTGAGTTTTGATTTAATGTTTTAGCTTTTTCGTGATACTGCATACCATAAGATTCTAACTGATGAACGTTAACATCTTTGTCATTAAACGATCCATCGTTAAATTCTTTCTTTAACTTAGACCACATCTTAATTTCTCTCATTCTGTGTTTTGCAACTTTCTCCATAGAAGCTTTTGCAAATCTACATTCGTCTAAATCTATTTGATATTTAGTTCTTTTATATTCATCCTCTTCTTTATCTATTTTCTTTTCTAGCCAAGTTATTTTTGCTTCGTTTCTTCTATAGTCAAATGACAAAGCCATAAGATTATCTAAATAACTGGATTGTTCTCTAACACATTGCCAATACTTGGATGCTTTAGTTGGATAACGATTGTCTTGTAATACAGAAAACCTTGCTTCTGTCTCTGTTCGAAACATTTGTTTTTTGGTCCATGTATCACGAAGCTCGTCTACCATACCTTTAAATGATGATAGATCTTCTGTTGATAATAAATTATTTAAATGTGGTTCTTCACCTTGTATTACTTCTTTAACGTCTTTTTTCATAGCTTTATCCTTTATAGTTTCTTCTTATATATACTAACTAAAATATATTACAAGTCTTATGAGTCGGTAAATGTTCTTGTTACAGGACCTGCGCCTGTAAATTCTTCGGTTGCATTTGTTGCAGCAGGTACTGTTGTAGCATACCCACCAAAAACTACTGCAGACGCCGCTGTTCCACCACTACCAGGCCATCTTCTAGCTAGAGATAAAGAAGTATCTGATGCCCAATTAGTTCCATTCCAAACTTCTGTAGATCCAACTGGATTTGTAGTATAGCCTGCTAAAGCTAACGCCGCAGTCACACTTGACCCTGTTCCTACTACATCTCTTCTAGGTGTGTTTAGGTCATTTACTTCAGTCCAGTTAGTTCCATTATAATATTCTGTTAAACCAGATACTGATGGATAAGGAGCTCCACCAAATGCTAAGGCAAGTGTATTATTAACTCCAGTTCCTCCTAAATAATTTCTTGCAGTATTTAAATCGTTAACTTCTGTCCAATTTGATCCATTCCAAGATTCTGTGTTTGCAATTACTGTTGTATTATAACCACCAAAAACTAAAGTAGCTGTATTAGTTCCACCACCTGCTGCAGAATCTCTAACAGTATTTAAATCAGTAGTTTCAGTCCAAGAAGAACCACCCCAAGTTTCTACATTTCCAATTCCACCTCCACCTGAATTACCACCTGACATTAAAGCATTTGCACTACTAGAGCCTGTTCCAGCTCCCACCATTCTACCAGTATTTAAATCGCTAACTTCAGTCCAGCTAGTTCCATTGTAAGATTCTGTTAAAGCTGATGGAGGAGGAGATCCAGTATAACCTCCAAAAGCTAAAGTAGATGTTTGAGTACCAGCAGCACCCATTTCTCTCCTAGCAGTATTCATATTACCACCACTTGCCCATGAACCAGCACTTGTAGCTGCTTCACCTTTTAAAACATTAGAAGTTGTATTATACCAAACTTGTCCTTCAACAGGATTTGATGGATCGGTTGCTACCGCTTCAATTTGTGATCCTCGTATTTCTTTGTATGTTGTCATAATTAATCTGTACTTATTGTTTTAGTTGCAAGTGATGTTGAACTCCATTCTTCTGTTTTGTTTGATTTAGCTGGTTCTTGTCCAGCAAATATTAATCCTGAAGTAGTTGAACCTGATGCAGCTGAATTACCTCTAGCTGTAGTTAAATCTGTTGTTTCTGACCAACTCACTCCATTCCATTCTTCGTTCTTACCAGTTTTTCCAGGAGATCCAGGAACGTTACCACCAACCGCAAGCATAGAACTTGTATTGTTTCCTACACATTGTAATGCGTTTCTTGCAGTATTTAAATCATTAACTTCAGTCCAGTTTGTGCCATTCCAAGATTCTGTTTTTGCCGTATATCCTGGAGCCTCTCCACCTACTGCTAAGCAACTAGTATAAGAAGTACCGTTTCCTCCTAGTACATATCTTGTATCGTTTAAATCATTTACTTCTGTCCAGTTTGATCCATTCCATTGTTCTGTTTTGCCAGAGGGACCTGGTATAGAGTAATCATATCCACCATAATTTAATGCTGCAGTAGATGATCCAGCACCTGCTGCAGATTGTCCTTGCGTTCCATTTAAATCAGTTGTTTCTGTCCAGTTAGTTCCATTCCATTGTTCAACAAGTTTTGAGTTAACTGCACCAGGTCCAAAATAACCTGCTATACACAGAGCCGCCGTAGCAGTTCCAGTGCCAACTTGGTATGCTCTAAGTTGATTTAAATCATTTACTTCCGTCCAATTAGTTCCATTATAATTTTCTGTTATAGCTGTATAACCACTAGGACCTAATCCACCAAAGCCTAATGCAGCTGATTGAGTTCCAGCATTAGAACCTGCTAAAGTAGTTCTAGCTGTATTCATAGTTCCACCTGTAGCCCAAGCACCAATTGGTATACCTATGTCCCATTCATTTGTTGCTGATGTAGCTGTACCAGTATATCCACCAAATGCTAACGCTGAAGTTTGAATTCCAGTTCCTCCTAATCTTTGATTAGCACTAGGTACATCATTGACCTCTGTCCAATTTGATCCGTTCCATTGTTCTACATTTGCAACACTAGATCCCGTACTACCAGCAATACATAAAGCTGCATCTGATCTACCACAACCAGCAAGATAACCTCTTGCAGTATTTAAATCGCTTACTTCAGTCCAGTTTGTTCCATTCCACGTTTCTGTAAGAGCTGAATAAGGCGGAGGAGTTCTTCCTCCAAATGTTATAGCAGCTGTGTTACTAGCACCGTCCCCTGCATTATTGTGTCTTGCAGTATTTAAATTGTTGACTTCTGTCCAATTAGTTCCATTCCATAATTCTGTTTCATCATCAATGCCTGGAAGTCCTCCAAAAACTAAACCAGAAGTAGTTGTTCCCGCTCCTGCAAAATTTCTTCTTGCAGTATTTAAATCATTTACTTCTGTCCAATTGGTTCCATTCCATATTTCTGTTTCTGCTCTTGGTGCTGGAGTTCCTCCAACACTTAAGGCTGCTGTGTATATTCCAAGCCCTGCCATATATGATTTAGCTCTATTTAAATTGTTTACTTCAGTCCAGGCTGTTCCATTGTAAGACTCAGTGTCTGTTGTTTCTGGAGATTCTCCACCAAAAGCTAAAGAAGCTGCATTACTTGCTCCTGCTCCTCCTAAATTTTCTCTAGCATTATTCATACTACCACCAGTTCTCCACGAACCTGATGTTGTTACATTATTATATTGAAACTTTAATACGTTATCAGTATCGTTATACCACACCTCTCCTG